TTTCTTCCAGTATTTGTCTTTGCCAAGATAGAAACCTTTGTCAAAGAAAGTTATAATTTCAACCTTTACCCTGTTGATTGTACCATCTGATGCTCTACGAGCTTCAACAATACCACCACCAAGCATTGCCTGTATCTTCATTTTCCTCATAAATAAGGTTTGATCACAAGTCGTCATCATCTGAATGGCGTGAACTTCCCTTGGGAATGACCAATCAAATTTATGATAGTGACCTACCAGAAGTATTGATGGTTTCTCACCACCCTGATAACTTTCGACTATCTTCTGCGGTGCATATGATAATGCATAAGCAGTACCACCACCAGCATGAATGAGTCTCATAAAACTCTTATGTTCCTGGTCTGGCAGAGACAACGGAATATCAGCTTCTGCATACCCAAGGTATTCAAAGTCATCATAACCGTAATCTTCTCTTCTGTGCTTCTGTAAATAATCACCTACATCCATTCCTTCACGCTGAACATACCATCCTTCGTGATCATCACCAGCTACAAATTTGGTAATAATGCCTTTACGGTAAGGAAAGTTCCTTGCACAATATTTCAATTGGTTGGTAGCCCCGAAGATGAATGTTTCATTCTTATTCCAACGAAACTCACCATCGATCCAGTTTCCACCATTATATACAACACTTATACCTTCATCAGCAAAGATATCATACAAAGTATTCAATACATCTTCCCTGCTGTGTTTGTTACATAAGTGGTTATCTGATGTGAAACCAAATTTAATTACGTCTCCCTGCCACATTCGTGGGTCATAGGAAGCTTTTACTACACCTTTGTTAAGGTTAAGGTTTAATTGGAAGGAGTTGCTTTCATCATCTTCGATGATATTGTAACTACCTTCTTTTAGTTTTAAGAGCATTTTCCTTACCTGCATTGGTGGGACATTGAAATGCTCAGCTATTTCCAATAAAGACCTGGAGTCTCTTTTTAAGAAATTCCGTAATGTCTTATCATTAAACGTTCTTACTTTTCCCATTTGATTTGGTTTTTGATTTTTTAATTTTTCTTAGTGGATTACCGTCATAATCTGTTACAGACGCCCACGGTCCTATTACTGCCCAACTGTCTTTAACCATAATGGCAAAGCAATCAAACATTGCACTTATTTCATCACAAGGAACACATATAAATACAGCCTTGTTTTCTATAATTCCATTCTCCTCTAAAAGAAGTTCAAATGCTGAGAACAATTTCCTTGGTAAAAGCATACTAACTCTACCAACATTTTTGTCTATGTTAGCTGTATGATAAGGAAAATAACCTATGACTATGATCCCAAATTCGGGCATAGAAATCTTTTTTTGCACAAAATTTTGTACATTACACCAATTTGATAATAGTGGTTTCATCTTTCGTGATTTAAAGTAAAAGTCAAAGGGCCCAGTAATACTGAGCCCCTTAACTTGAAATATAGCAGGATCTAAAACCCTACGCTGCGAAAGGAAGATCATCTAATTCAGACTTCTCATCCTTTGGACTTTCGTTTAATATATTCTTGACATCCTCGTCAGCTCCTTCAATTTTCTTAGGGAACACACGAGTCATTTTGTCACTACTGAATATTTTTATTTCAGACTCTTCTCTAGGAATAGTCATCTTTTCTATCCAAGTATAATTAGTATACTTTGGCAACGATGTAAAATTACGCTTATCGTATACAACTTTAATACGTACTTTTACGCCTTTGTAAGTGTCACCTAAAGCATCAATTGTATTCTTACAGAACTCTTCAAAGGTATCACCCTTTACTTCCCTAAACTTTTCTTCAGGTATAAAGGTTGTTACAATTGCATTGATCCTACGTATCTGATCATTCACTAAGCGTAAATGCAGAGATGCAGCATCAGGGTCCATCTGTTCAACGGGAACAGACTGCCTTATTTTCCATTCTGTGTGAGACAATTTCGCTTTATCTTCATTCTCGAAATAGAACGCAATAAATTCAGTTTTTTCAGTTGGTTTATATTCAACGCTGACAAGTTCAACGTTTTCATTAATACCAACGTCCATATATCGGTTACTTACATTTTTCTTTTGTAAGTCTTCAGTCACTTTATATAACATTGTAATATATATTTAGTTAGAATCACCTTCTTCATATTCTTTCATTTTCTTCAAGACATAGACTAAGTCATTGTCTATCCGATATTCATCGAACATGCCTTCAGGCGATTTACAGCTATTTTTACCATTATTCTGAGTTGTGAAGTGATATATAGGAAGATTATCCTTCATCTCTACTTCAGTATACAGAACAGTAGTGAACATGCCATCTACTTTTATTTTCTCCCTGAGGAGTTTACCTCCTGGAACCATAAAAGATACACGCAGTTGACCATCGGAATCGTAATTCTCTTCGACATGGGCCGTAATAATAACTGTGAGATCATCCCTCAAACTATCAATCATTTTAATAATTGAGTATGTGTCATAAGCAAAGTCGTTAAATTTCTCAAAGCCTTTCTCACCTATTCTTTTCATTGTTTCTGAAATCATAAGTGAAGTGATAGTATCAATCAGGATTACTTTAGTCTGAGGTTTACTATCTGAAATTGCTTTAAGCATTGCTTTGACAACTTGAGGGGAACTGGTTCGATAGAAATTGGTTTTCGCCATATCTACTTTGCCATTGGTGTCGTAAATTGTTTTGTAATTGTTTTTCCATCCTTTGAAGGGCAGAGCCTTCTCGTCAGGACATATAATAAAAGTTGTGGCAGGGTCTAAATCTCTGGCTGACGATGTTTTGCCAGTACCAGGCTGACCTAAAATTAAAATTTTATTTGCCATAACTTTGTTTTAAATTAAATTAAGTGCGCTGTTACGCAAGGTTTCTGGTTTTACTCTCATACTATAAACCTTTTTTCTGTTTAAACTTATGGTAATTTTCTAGAGTACTAACAGCTGAACTTATCGAGTTTTGTAACAGCACACCTAACTATAAAGTCTAGCCTCTTACGACGCTAGCTTTTTTCAAGAAAAAAGAGTACTGCGCTAATAAATGAATATTAGAACTGTAATCTTACGTTAATAATACCAAGGTCGAGGATCAATTGTTCCAGAACCTTTACCGGTATAGTAACAGCAATGTCATTGTTTTCGTAAGCGCATACACGCCCGTCGACAACACAGAACCTTGAATGGAATTTGATATTGCTTCCGTTAGAAAGCTTGAAGGATCTCTTCTGATCAGCATACTCTTCAAGAGCATTATTGATCTTCTTCCAGTCTTTACTCATGGTATAGACAGGACGATACCCTTTTTCACAAACATAACCGTCTCTCTTAATCCAATTTACATCGAATCGTGAGGAAGTACCGACAGTCAGGAAATCACCATTTTGAGCCCTTCTGATATCACCAGTAGGTCCAACACGGTTAGTATTGTCTCCAGAAACGGAGAGATTAAGATCCTGAGCTTTCTTTACAAACTCATTAACATAAGGAGTTTTCTCATCTATATGAACAAGGAACTGGCCTTTTTCATTGAGAAGAGATTTGGGTTTGCTTTGCACAAATACTATTCTTTCAAACGGGGGTCTGTAATAGTCTTCGTAAAAACAAATTCGTCTTGCATTTGGTAACATAAGCCTAAAAATTAAATTAGTAATTAAAATTAAAAAAGATGAAGTGAAGGAATTTCGGCATTTTCCTTCTTATACTCGTCAATCCTATTATATTTGAGGTTATTAACAAAGCTGAGAACTATTAATTCTCCTTCTCTGTTCTTTAAAAAATGAAGGTATATCATGTTGGCTACAGGCCAGTTTCCTATACCATAACTTCTTAACTGCAATAACTCAGGTCTGTGCATTACTATGACGTAATCTGAGGCCTGAAATAAAGCTTCTGAGCCAAAAATGTCTCTACGACTAGGGAAATGCATCGAAGGATTTGCCAATCTCTCTGCACCCTCAATATCCCTATTCATTTGACTGAGTTGTATAATAGTGTTTTTGCCGTATTTCTTCAACTCCATAAACGTATATTGAAGATTCGCTAACGTTTCTCTTTCTTTTTCACCTTGCCTACTCTTAGTAAGCAAAGCATGGTCTAATGTTATGATTAGCCATTTGTCTTTAACAAAATCAAGTTTTTGAAATTCTAGTACTGTAGACTTTATTTCGTCTATATTACCAGGTAAATCTACATAATAGATGGGATACTTTGAAATTTTCTTTGCTTCCTTTTCAATATTCTCTACATCCTTCTCTGAAAGTTCTTCACCTTCAAGTCCAGAATATAATTGTTGAGTCGTTTTCTCTAAGCGATATGATATTTTTCTACCAACCTGCTTAGAGCTTAACATCTCAAAATTGAAAGACAACACTATAAAGTCTTCTTTAGGGTTTAAATCGAAAAGATCGCTTTCTAAGCTGTTGAGGAATGATGATTTACCACTACCACTTATACCAGCAAAGGTATAAATAGTATTGGGTTCAATACCCCCCATG